ATTCCTTCTCGTACACCATGAGAGTGAGCAGATTCTCGACGCAAACCCGCTTGCTTGTGCAATGTACGGATATCGTAGGGAGGATATGCTCAAAAAGAAGATCACCGACCTCAGTGAATCCCCTCAATGTACACGAGCTGGGATGGATGAGAGGGCAACGTTCATCCCTCTGCGTTGGCATATCCGCCGAGGGGGAATGAAGTTCCCAATCGAAGCGAAGATCAGCTACTTCAACGACCAGGGTTATACTGTGTGTGCTGTAATTATCAAGGAATTGCCCCTGCCAAAAGAAATTATTGATGAGGTTGTATGATGCTCAAGTGGGAGTATCATTACTGTGAGGTTACTAAAGCGAGATGTGAACGTGGTTCATGTGGAGAGTGCCCTGCGGATTCTGAGGCAGAAATCGTCACTTCGTGTCGTAATTTCAGAATCAGAATGGAGGATATAGCAGTATTGCATAACGAAGGTCATTGTGATAATTGAAGGTCAAGATGATAAAGAATATACTGTCAAAATTCGGATATGTGAAGAAAACAGGGCCTACACAACTAAAGGATGATCTCACGATCTACAGATCATTGAGAAGTGTCCTTGAGTCTGAAAATATCGCCGTATCCCAACCATATTCTCAGAGTATATGGGTTTATGCAGCTATAAATGCCATTGCAGGTAACATTCAAAGGGTTCCCTTCCGTCTATACAAATCAAGACCAATTGGTAGAGAGCCAAAAGTGATCGAATCTGGTCCTCTATATGAAGTATTCACAAATCCAAATCCATACATGACACAAGAGTTGTTATTCAGTGCAACGATGACCTTCTTGAGTCTGTATGGTGAATGCTTTTGGATTCTTGAACGAGGGGATGTTACTCAAATTCCTTCTGAGATATGGACATTCAATCCCACAAGATTTGAACCTGTTTTCAACGAGGCAAATGGAATGGTTGTGGGATGGGCATATATGAAGGGTACAACACATGAGATTACTTTCCCAGCATCTCAAATTGTTCACATTAAATATTTCAATCCTTACAATGACATCAGAGGCATGTCCCCACTTGCAGCAGCTCGAAACAGCATAGACCAAGATTACTTTGCTGGTCAGTATAACATAAATTTCTTTAAGGATGGTTGTGAGATTGGGGGATTCCTAACGACTGATCAGGAACTTAGTGATGAACAGTACGAGAGGATACTGAGACAATTTGAAGATAGACATAGAGGGGCAGGTAAAGCCCATAGGGTAGCCTTGATTGAAGGTGGTGCTAAATTTTCAGAGGCTAAGATTTCCCAGAAAGACATGGAGTTCATCGAAACGAAGAAAATGTCTCGGTTGGAGATCATGGCTGTCTATAAGGTTAATGAAGTAGTATTAGGTTTATATCAGGACATAAAGTCATATGAAGGCATAAAATCTGCTCACAAAGCATTTTGGGAAGAGTGTCTTGTTCCTAAAATTACTTACATAGAAACACTTCTCTGGGCGAAGTTGTTTGCTAAGATCGAAGGTGGTAAGGTGTATGGAGCGTTCGATCTAGCAAATGTCGGTCCGTTGCAGACCAACTACTCGGAAAAAGTGGACACTGCAATGAAGATGTTCCATATGGGGTGGCCGATCAACCAGATCAATCAACGTCTACAGATGGGTATGCAGGATGTGCCTTGGGGTGATGAGTGGTGGGTGCCTGGGGGTTTCCTACCTGTAACACAAATTTTGAATAATACCACCGAAGGGAAAACGGAAAATGATTCGGAGGGGGAAACAAGCACTCCTGAGGATGTAAAGACCTTTAGGTATTTATCTATTGAAAAGGAGTACAGGAAGAAATTAACGAGATTTTTGTTTGATTGCAGGAAAATCTCTCTCGACAACATATATAATAATAAGGATACACAGGTGGGAGACAAGGAGTATGGTCGGCTTAAAAAAGGTCTATCCGATGTTTATACTCAGGCAATAAATCAGGGAGTGTTTGTTGTTCAGAGAGACCTTGGAGAAGTGATTCCATTAACCGAAATTCACACGAGGTCAGTGAAATTCAAGGAAAACAGGTTGGAATATATTGTGGATGGTTTCCGGCATGTGATAAGTGGCATTCCGTGTGAGGATGCAGATAGAATTAGGGACGTTTATAACATGCTTTCAAATAAGGTGAATGATCTTGCGAGAAGTGAGTCGGAGGCCGCAGTTAAGTTTGGAATGGATGTTGCTACAAAATATATAAGAAAAATGTTGGATCCTGTTCTTATTGAAAAGGAGGAATGAGGTCATGGACAAGAAGGTAAAGTATTTCGCAGGCAAAATCAAGTCGGTTGATGAGACCAATAACACAGCGGAAGTTGTAATCTCCGACGAAACCGTTGATCGCTATCGCGAGATAGTTAGAGTGGAAAGCTTTGTGAAAACAAAGAAGGAATTCATGAAGCATCCGATCCTGCTTTCTTCTCATGCGTATCGAGGGTTGATGATGCAGATCGGTCAGTTCACAAAACTTACCATTGACTCGGTGAATAAGGAGGTTGTGGGGAAGATCGAATACTTTGTTGGTCTTGGCAATCAGGAGGCTGATTGGGCCTGGCAACTTGCGAGGAAGGGAATCGCTGCATTTAGTATTGGCTTCATTCCTAAGAAATGGGTGGAATATGGTGAAGAAGAACGTGTGAAAACTGGTGCTTATGGTGAGTATCAGGATATTGAATTGCTTGAGGTGTCTCAGGTGCTCATTCCTGCGAATCCTTCTGCGTTGCAGAGAAGCTTTGATGCGGAGGAAGTGGATGAGGATGAAATCTCTGATGTGGATGCTCTTGTTAAGATGCTACAGGAAAAACACAAGGATTTCTTCGAGGTAAAGGATTCAATAGAAGAGGAGAAACTGAAAGGTGTTATAGCCTATCATGATTATGGTGTGGCTGATAAGGATACTACTTGGGACGCCGCTTCTGAAATCAAGGCGGCGTCGGTTGAGGATTTAAAGAAGATGTGCACCTGGTATGCCGATCCTGGTGACAAAAAAGGTGATTACAAATTGCCCCATCATAAAGCGAACGGGTTTGCTTGTGTATGGCACGGGGTAGCCAATGCCGCTGCTCGTCTTCCTCAGAGTTCGATTCCTGAGGTGGATCACGCTGGTATAAAAAGTCATTTGGGCAAACATTACAAACAGTTTGATGAAACTCCTCCTTGGGATAAAAAGGAGTGGGATGCTTGGGTAGATCACTGCAAGGAGTCTGTTACGGTAGGGGACATTGCTCGATTTGACAAAGTTGCATTTAAGGAACTGTTTGCAATTGATCTGGATGACTATGTGAAGGACCATCTTCGGTATTTAGATGGGTATCAGATTGATGCTGTCAAAGAGTTTCAGGAGGAGGTTCTCTCCAAGATAGAATTGCTGTTGGAGAGGATGCAGGATTTGTCGGTGAGGTTGTCGGTTATTGAAAATAACTTCATTGGTGAAGAAATGGAAACCGTTGACAATGAGGTAGAAACCATTGACAAAGACAAGGAAATAGAAGACGTGATCAGCGAAGTTGTTGGGGAGGATAAGGATAAGGAGTTGTATGAGGAATTCAAAAAGGTATTTCACAAAGAAGAACCTTCCCTTGAGGAGGTGAAAAATCTCTTTGAGGAAATTAACAATGAAATCAAGGCTAAATTCTCGGTTCAGTCATAAGGACAATGGACCAGAAGGGAATGGAACCTGATTCAAAAATAAAAAACAATAATAAAAACAAGGAGGCACAAATATGAATCCGATTATCGAAGAAATCAAAAAGATGCTCGAGGAGCAGAAGGCACATCTCCTTTCAGGAGTTGAAACTCAGATTGAAACCAGAATGAACAAAATCGAAGCCCTTGAGACTCGTATCAAGGAGATCGAGGATCAGTGGAAACAGAGAGCTGTTGTTCCTGGTCTTGAGGACGAGAAGCAGAAATTCTCTCTGTTTAAGGCTATTTGGGCAATCAAATACAATGATTGGTCAAATGCGGGGTTTGAAAAGGAAGTTTTTGCGGAAACTCGCAAGAAGGCCATGGCAATGGGGACTGGCTCTACTGGTGGATATATTGTCCCGACGATCTACATTGCAAACATCATTGAACTCCTTCAGGCTAAGTCTGTTGTGGCTCAGATGGGTGCGACGATTCTTGGCCCCCTGCAGGGTTCTCCTGTTCAGCTTCCTCGGCAGTCTGGTGGAGCTACTGCGTATTGGGTTGGTGAGAACAGTGCCATTACGGCATCGGATCTGTCTCTCGAACAGCTCAGTCTGACCCCGAAAAAGGTTGGAGCACTTGTCAAACTGAGCAACTCTCTCATCAAACTGAGCAACCCCTCTGCCGAAGCTCTCGTCAATAGAGACATTGCCCGTTGTCTTGCTCTGAGCATCGATCTTAAAGCCCTGCGTGGGACGGGTGGGTCTGGACAGCCGACCGGTGTTAATACCCAGGCCAATATCAATACCGTGGCGATCGGGACGAATGGAGGTTCAATCACGTTCGATCACTTGATTGATATGGAATATGAACTTGCTCTCGACAATGCCCTTGAAGGAAAGCTTGGTTTCATTTTCCATCCCTGCATCAGGCGCAATCTGCTGAAGAAGAAGGTGCCCAACTACAGTGGTCAGACCGATGGTTCCTACATTGTCCAGCCTGCGACGGAAACTGATTTCAAGAATTGGGTTGGCTACCCTTATGCGATGACCACTCAGATTCCCATTAACCTTACAAAGGCTGCAGGCACTGATTTGACCGAGGTTTATTTTGGGAATTGGGAAGAGCTGATCATTGCGAATTGGGGAGGCATGGAGATCATGGCTTCTCAGGAAACGAGTGACGCCTTCGAGAAAGATATGACCTGGGTCAGGATCCTTCAGGAAGTTGATATTGCCGTCCGTCATCCCCAGTCCTTCTGTCTGATCAATGATGCCTCGGCCGTGTCATAAGATCATTGTGGAGGGGGGTAACTCCCCCTCCACTTTCAAATAAAAGAAGGAGGTCATGATATGAAGGATCTTGCATCCGAAATTAAAACGCTAACTGCAATCAAAACTCAGGTGGCGTCTGGTGAGTCTGTTGCAATTACAGGTTACCAGATTGATCGATTGGGATTTGGTTCAGCGATATGCGCCGTTCAGGTCGGAGACACTACAGGGACTCCGACGACCTTCGGTGTTGTATTCAAGGTGCAGCAGTCCAGCGGTGAATCCGCAGCGGCGATTGCGAGCAACTGGGCCGATGTGTCAGGGATGTCCATTACATTCTCAGGGGAGACAGTTGCAAATCAGGGCAGATTGAGTGGTGAAATCAATCTCGATCTGAAGCCTCTTGGGCGATATATTCGTGTGGTTGCCACCCCGAATTTCAATGGGGGCAGCTCTCCGAAGGTGGCACTTGGTGCTGTGGTCGTTCTTGGGGAAGCGGCTGTCACGCCTGTGTAACAGAAATTGTAAAGAAAGGGGTGTAAAAGTATGATTCGAGTCAAGGTAAGAGGTGGGTATGAGTATTTCTACAGAAATACCGTCTATAGGTCTGGCTCGATTCTTGAGATGGAGGA